TTAGCTTTGAGCCCGCTCTCTCTGCTGAAGCCGCTGACATCCTCGTACAAGCCTACGACCACCTTAAGGCTCAGGCTGGCTACGAAGACGCTGTAGACTGCTAAACAATAACCCCAAATCTTAATTCACTATGGCACAGATTTCTGAAGCCCAATTAAATTCTGCACGTGAGATTCGTGCTAAGCAGCAACAAATCCAGATGGAACTTGGTGCACTCTACGTAAGCGAGAAAGACCTCGCAGCACGTCAGGAGGCCCTCGTTGCAGAACTTCGCAAGAGCGGTGAGGAGATTCAGTCTCTGATGAACGAACTTGCCGAAGAGCACGGCCACGGAACCCTCAACCTTGAGACTGGTGAGTTCACCGTTCAAGAGCAGGAGACCCCCGAGCTGAAGGTTGTGAAGTAAGGACACGCTCTATGCTAACGCAAGTGAAGCCCCCTCGTGGGGCTTTTCTTTTGTTGAAAACCTTTATTTTTCAGTTTTTTATCTTTGTGTAAAATAAAAGCAGTATGAGGTTCTTGGAGATTTTTAAAGATGACAACAGCTGGAACGAGAAGACCATCATTGGCTTTATGTCGTTCGCTGTAATGGTTATGGTAATGGTTGCAGACGTTGTGTCTGGCTTTATTGGTAAGGACCTCGTAATCAACGAGTTCACATACAACTCATTCGTGATTATCACGCTTGGGTCATTCGGAATCGCTGGGCTAGAGAAGTTCGCAAATAAGAAATAATGCACATAGCAGACGTGATGGAGGAGAAAGGTATTAAGAGGGTCGTTAGCATATTCAAGTATAGCGATAGCGAGCCCAATGAGGTGTTCACGTCTGTGCTTCACACATTCATCCTTCCAGCCGCACTATACACCGAGATGTTTTCCTCACCTTGGCTGTGCTTAGCATCTATGGCCTGCGGTATATATCAGGGTTACGCTGTACTTTGGGATGGCGGTCTAGGCATTAGAGCTAACGCCGTAAAGGTTGCGTTCCTCGTTGCTGTAGCTACGGTGTTGAACTACTGGATGGAAGGTATGCTGCACGGCTCGAATATGGGCTGGTTACTGGTCTTAATTTTCTCTGGGTGGAACATTATCCGCGTGGAGAATCAGAAGCACATCGAAGAAATTAAAAAGAAATACGCTAAGTAATGGACCTCGCTCAGATTGCCATCACGGTTGTAACGGTGCTCGGTAGTGGTGCCGCATTCCAGTTCTACACCAACAGGATGAAGTTGAATGCCGACGCCAAGAAGGATGAGCTAGCAAATAGTGATACG